GTCAATTCCGCTGTCTACACCAAAATAGGCCGTGTCGTTGTTTGCACGTTCGATTTTTCGATTGTGAATAAGGGAACTGCATCTTCTTCATTGCAATTCGGGCTTCCAGTTACATCAATTACAAGCACCGCGTTTTGTGGATCTTTCCGTGAAGATGGAAGCACCGGAAACATGGGTATGGTAATTTACAGCACCGGAACCACTGCTGCATGTTTGCTCTACAACAACGCAACCCCTTGGGTTGATGGATATCGTCTCAAAGGAACCTACACTTACTTCGCTGCTTAACATGAACTTCATCTGGAAAATTGAACAGTTGTTCGTCAAAAATACTGAAGGCAGTTTTTCTGACGTAGTTGTTACCGCAAATTGGAATTGTCTTGGAAGCAATGGAACTTACAGCGCAACAAATGCTGGATGCACCGAGTTCGCTGCGCCCAGCGGTTCGTTCACCCCGTATCCCGACCTGACGCAGGATCAGGTTCTCGGCTGGTGCTATGCCAATGGAGTCGATAAGACCGCGATTGAGGCGAACGTCACCGCGCAGATCAACGACCAGATCAACCCTCCGGTCATCGCTCCGCCGCTGCCGTGGGTGACGCCGGTTGAAATCGTTCCTCCGATGTTGCCGCAGGTGGAGCCGCCGCTCGTCAATGCCGAAACTCCTGTCGCTGCTGTTGACGAACAGCCGGTTGTTTCGGATGCTCCGGCGGCATGATTACAATCGAACTTACCACTGAGCAGGCCAATCAACTCCTCCAACTCATCGACATCGCTATCAAAGCTGGCGGTTTCCAGAATGCAAAAGTAGGAGTTCCATTGGCCGACCTCATCATCGCAGCCGCACAGCCTAAACCAGAGCAATGAACACCGATACCAACAGTAGCAGCGGACTTGGACTTTCACTTGCAACCGCCGCTACTGCTGGTGCGGTATCACTGCTTCCTCAGTTAACAGAGTGGTTCCGATTCGGGGCCGCTCTGTTGGCGTTTATAGCCGCAGCAATCGGACTCTACAAAGCCCTCAAGAAATGAACTGGAAAACTACTCTCGCAGGTGTCGGCTCCATCCTCGTTGCCGTTGGTGGCGCACTCAAAGCCCTCTTCGACGGCGATCCCAACACCAACATGGACATCGCAGCCACCATCGCTGCCATCACCGTTGGTGTCGGACTCATCATGGCCAAGGACGCTGAGAAGAAGAAGGCTGAATGAACGTCATCGAGCAAATCGTATCAGCCATTCTCAAGTGGCTGGTATGGCTTGCGAAAACACCCTACACCGCAGAGGATGCAAAACCCGATCCAGAACTCAAAAAGAAGCTACTGGATCGCATTGCTGATTCTGAGCGCAAGCTGCTCAACAAGAGTGGTGATGGTGCCCCACGGTGAGCCTATACGCCTCGCTGAGGACGTAAAAGCTCGCGTCTGGGTCAAAGATGCCCAGGGCAATCCAACCAAGTCTCAAAACCGCGTGACAATTCACGAGGGATGGTACGCACTACCGAAGGAATAGTATGGGAACATCACTTACAGGAAATACGGTCGCATCGACCTACACTGGCCTACTCAAGACCACCGACAACACGGTCCTGAACTCAAGCCTCCGAACCATCACCGATGGTAACGGAAACGATTCCTCGCTCCAAATCTCGACCGCAGCAGTCAACAGCGTTGGAAACTTCTCGGTAGCCACCAACAAGTTCACGGTCGCATCGGCCAGCGGCAACACATCTATCGCCGGTACACTTGGTGTCGCGGGAGCTGCAAATCTAACCTCAACTCTTACCGCTCAATCAGTAAGCTGTAGCGGAAACCTTACATCGACTGCTGGAAATCTGGTTTTGTACGGAAACATTGTTCAAAGCCAACCAGCAGCCACAAGCACACTTGCTGGAAACTTAACCATTGATGGAACAACCACTCTAAATGGTAATGTAATTTTCAATTCTGGAATTCAGTTTATTGGCACTACCACATTCAGTGCTATCAATGTTAATGGAGCGGCAGTGTTTAGCAGCACCATTACTGCAAGTGGTACAATTTTTACAACCGCAAATCTTACCGCTTCAGGTAATCTTACTATTGCTGGAAATGCTGCATTAAACGGAAACACCACAATAGGAAATGCGGGAGGTGATCTGCTTACTATTAATTCCGCAAATGTAACCGTTCCCGGTGTACCGGCAAAAACAGTACCGGTATCAGCAGATAGTGTGTTGATTGTTGATTCAGCGGATTCAAATAAGGTTAAGCAATCTCCAGCGAGTGCGTTCTTGGCAACGCTGTTTCCGCAATCCAATTCCACGCTTCTTAATACAAATACAAGCATAACGTCATCCTCTACAAGTTTTGGAACTGAGATTGTTGGGCTTAGAACTTCTATCACTCCAAGATCTGCTTCTTCAAAGGTGCTTGTAACCATAATGATCAATTATGGAGCAAACACTGGAGCATCAAAGTTGGCCAGCTTCAGGCTTACTCGTAACGGAACTGAAATTGGGCAAACCGCCAGCGGAACTGGATCATCTCTTGATGGTATTGCTCCATGTGTCTTCACTGATGGTGGAGATCAAATCAATAATACATTCATTCAGTTCTGGGATTCTCCTGCTTCTGCTTCTGCGGTTGAGTATAGGATTTACGCATATAACAAAGGAGCAGCAACTGCAACTTTGTACATCAATTATAGCTCAAACGACAATGCTGGTGGTCCTGCGGCTGATCGCTGCCGCTGTTCTTCCAACATGGTTCTTCAGGAATACTTCGCCTAATGAAACCATCTGAAGTAGCACAAGCGGCTTGCGACAAGCTGTCGTTCACAGACTCGGCCACGCTCGCGTTGGCCAAGAAGTTCTGCATCCGCCGCTACTCCATGATATGGGATTCGTGCCTGTGGAACGATACCCTGGGAGTTACCTCCATTCCGATCACTGACGGTGATGAGATCAACACGATCAGCACCTTCATCACAAGCACCTACTCGTCGAACACTGGGTACAACATGTACATGGACTTCCCGGTGGCAGTGAAGTTCACGGTTGATGGGGATACCGATGGTATCGAGATCCCGTCCGCTGAGTGGGTATCGTTCTTCCAGCTCGATCCCAACACCTGGAACAACGTCGATGGGCGCAAGTCCACTCCCAACAACTTCGTGAACTGGGTCCGAAACATGGACCCTGCTTACGGACTTGCCGGTGTTCCCAAGATCAAGCTCATCCCCGTTCCCAACGTCAATGGAACGCTCTTCATCCTTGGTAAGAAGCAGTCGCAGATGCGCCAGTTCGGTGAGGCTCAGACCATCACCAATGACAGCAACTTCGAGCTGCACGGTGTGGAGAATGCATTGATGGCCTACACCGAAGGCGATCTCCTCGAATACTCTCGGCAGTACGGTAAGGCCCAAGCCAAGTTCCAAGAGGGTGCTGCTCAGGTGTCCATTATGAAAGACATGGAACGCGGTCAGCAGCAGCAGATCAGCCGCATCATTCCTGACAGCCTCTACGACTACACCTTTCAGGACATCACCTAATGCCATTCCAATCCTCAGACGCACTCGACGACCAGATGCTTCTGGATGGAAGCAATGGGTTCAGCACTGGTGTCATTTCAGCTACTCGTCCCGATGCGATTCCGGCTACCAGCGTCGAGTGGGCCATCAACATGGACTACGATGATTTTGGAAATCTCGTAAGTCGATTCGGAACCACATCCATCGTTGGCAACAGCAGTTCGCTGAATTGGGAAAGCACCACTACAAACTGGGAGTCCACGACCAGCTACTATCTGTCGAACCTGCCAAATAACTGCACGGTTTACTCCGGGTTTTACTTCGATACAGCAGCTTCTGAGAAACTTATTGTTGCCCTGCTAAATCCATCTACATCAATCAAGCAACTCTGGGTTACTGATCTTTCATCCAATTACTCTGCTATAAGCGGAGCAACGCTGAACGCTGCCGCAAAGTTCGTTTACTTCGCTCAGCTCAATGACAAGCTGTTCTATTCTGACGGTTACGGAACGCTGAAGTACATCACCAGCACCAACACGAATTCATCGATCACGGCTGGCAAAGTTACGCGCATCGATGTCATCAATCAGGGTTCCAATCTTTCCACTGTTCCTGCGGTAACTATCTCGGCTCCTCCGAGCGGCGTTACGGCTACGGCCACAGCTATCTGCGGACTCGATGGAAACGTGCTTTCGATCACCATTGATAATCCTGGAAGCGGATACACAACTGCTCCAACTGTAAGCATTTCTGGTGGCGGTGGAGCGCATGCGATCGCCTTTGTATCGCTCACTCCTCCAAACAAGCCGATCTATCTCACGACGCACATGCAACGGTTGTTCTGTGCTTCTGGAGATACATCTGTTCCTCCCGATACTCTCTACTTCTCGGACTTGCTCGATGGCGAAGCATGGGACCCGCTTGGTTCCGTTCGTGTTGGCGGAGATGGAGACCCGATCACCGGAATCTATTCATGGTTTGGATACAAGTTGCTCATCTTTAAGGAACGCTCGCTCTGGAGCATAGATGCTGATCCTACGCAAGATCCTGCGGATTGGGTCATCTCGATCATATCGGGCAATATCGGATGCGCCTCGCACCGTTCCATCGCTTCTGTTGGGCCTGATGTATTCTTCCTGTCGCGCGACGGAATCCGATCACTCTCGCAGATCCAAGCCGGTACTCAGACCAGCACCGGACTCGCGTTATCTGCTCCCATATCCGACATCATCAGCCGCATCGACAAAGCTCAGTACGCGCTCTGCGACGGTGTGTACTGGAACAACCGGTACATGCTCTCGGTTCCCCTGATTCCAGACGGAGGAACTTCGCAGACCACCAACAATGCTGTCATCGTGTACCATGCACTGGCTCGCTCTTGGTTGGGTTATTGGGACAACTGGGAGGTGAACGACTTCGTTTCCACCAACTTCTCGGCTCGCGGACCCATCCTCATGTTTGCTGGCCAAGTGATGAGCCTCGGAACTGGAGCTGGTCAGGTATGGGCATTCAACGATTACCTTCCAGCAAGCCGGTTTGATCCGCCCAATCAGATGGCTTACTACGATGGTGGATCGGTATTCATATCGAGCGTAACCACGAAGGCTTACAATCTCGGTGAACCAATCCCCGATAAGATTGGATACAGCATCCAGTTCGCGTTCGACAACCCGTACAACATCCCCATCGGAATCGAAGCTGCTTACTGCAAGAACATGAGCAGCTCGTTCACCGATCTTGCCACTGGGGTTACGATTCCGACTGGCACGTTCAAGGATCTCAAGGCTTACAACTTGATCAGCGCGGGACGCTGGAACACGATGCAGTTCCGAGTTCGCACAACCGCTGAATCAGGCGGTCGCCTGTCATTCCAATCCGCCATTCTCTCTGGATTCGTCGATTCTGTGCGTCCTCAGCAATGAACGCACATCCATCTATCATCGAAGCAGCTAAGCTGCTCAGGCTTCATTGGCCAACTTGTTCCACATGGAACGATGATCAGCTCCTGAACTGGATCGGCATCTTCAACAAGATGAAGCAGATCGGGATCATCAAGAATGAGAAGGGCGAGTGCATTGGTGTCGGAGCTGTTCGTTTCCTGAACTCAATCGAGGAAGCGGAGGACATCAACAACAACTTCCCTGATGGCCACATCGCTTGGATCGAGATGGTGATTGGGGTTGAGCCGGAAGCTGTTCAGACTCTCTGGTTGGCCATGATGACCGTCTGTTCAGATAAGGTCACCAAGGTGGGCGGATTCAGCAGAGGCGTTTCCCGTTTGTACGATTTCGACAGATACTTCAAACTGCTGATGAACCGAAGGATTTCTTATGGGTGGTAGTTACCAAGCTCCAAATATGTCCGCTGCCAATAGGGCTGCGGTGTACTCTCAGGCCGAAACATTCCCGATCCTCCGTGAGATCGAGGCTGCATCACGCATGGGAACGAAGGGCAGCTATCAGATGCCCGTTCTTGATTCCTCTGGAAACGAAACCGGAAGGTTCAAGACGGTAAACTATGACTATACCGGCAAGTCCGATGCTGATCTGACGCGGGCGCAACAGATCCTCCAGAACGAGCTGGCACCGATCAATGCCGCCGCTCAGCTTAAGCTCGCCCAGCAATACGGAACCCAATTCGCTCAGCAGCGCAAAGCCGAACTCGCTGCTGCTGATCCTGAGCGGTACAAACTCTACGATCAGTTTCTGTCCGCTCTTCAGAGTGGCAAGAGCCGGTTGGATGAGACCGCTCCTACCGCTCCTGGTTACGAGCGCGTTGGAATGCCTACCGCTCCGCAGGATACCGGAGCCGCTCGCGATATTCGCAGCAACCTCGAACGCCAGATCAGTGCCGGTCTCGCTCAAGCTGGAACGCTTGATCCCTCGATGATCCGAGCCGCTGAGCAGGCCGCTCGCGCTCGTGGTGCTGCCAGTGGCAACATCCTTGGAAACCTCTCCGCTTTCCGCGAGGCGCGGGCGGTTGGTGAGGCTATCTCCAATGCTGATGTCCAACGCCGTCAGCAGGCTCTTGGCCTACTCCAGAGCGGTCAAACATCCAGCGACGTTGCCAATCGCCAAGCTCAGGAGGCTTTCCAGAACATCCTCGCAGCTACCGGTCAGCGGAATACTGCCGCTCAACAGACCTTCGCTGGCCAGATGTCTGCTCAGCAGCAACGTCAAGGCGCACAACAACAGAACTTGGCCAACATCCAGTCTGCTCTGGGTCTCCAGCCTATTGTCTCTCAAGCCGCTCAGCTTGGCGGACTCCAGCAGGGTGCGTCTCCGTTCAATGCCCCACAGATGGTTCAAGGCATGCAGCAGGCAGGTCCGGGTCAACTCATGCAACTGGGTTCGAGCTTCGCCCTCCAGAACGCGCAGAATGCGTTCGAGGCTTCGCAGGCCAATTCTCCTCTGGCCATCGTCAAGGGTGTCACCAGCGCAATCGGCGCACTCGGAAGTGCTGCTGGTTGTTACGTCGCTCGCGAGTGCATTCCCGATCAGTGGGAAGCGTTCTACTTCTGGAAGGAACTCGTTGGACCCGCTTGGTTTAAGAGCTTCTACGACAGCAACGCGGAGAAGTTCGCGAAGTGGCTCAAGGATAAACCGAAGGCGAAGAAGTTGGTGGCCAACTGGATGATCGGTCGCATCAAGAGCTTGGTTCCTAAGGCTTGAGCTATGGCAAACGATACCAGCATCAACAACTCATCGGACGTTGAATCGGAACCAGCAGGACCGAGTCAAACTCCAACCCCTGCCGTTGATCAGCTCTACCTCGTTCCCGGTGGTGGATATCAGATGTGGGGTACTGAGGTTCCGAATATGCCCGGAACTCGTGTTGGTGATGTGCTTGTCAATGACACTGGTGATAAGTGGAACTGGATGAAAGGCGACTGGGATTACGCCAAC